AGACGGCCCTCAGAAGTTCGACGACGAGCTGGAGGCCCGTCTGGTGAAGGAAGGCGTCGCCAAGTACATCGGCGAGCTGGGCGAGACTGCCGAGCAGCCCGCACCCGCTCCCGGCGACGACGCCGACGAGCCTGCCAGCACCAACACCGCGGCCGACGAGGCCCCTGAGTACAACGAGGACATGAAGCTCGACGAGCTGAAGGAAGTGGCCACGCGCTATGGCGTGGACGCCTCTGCTATGCGCAAGAAGGCCGACGTCATCGCTGCCATCGAGGCCACCAAGGCCGAGCAGCCTGATGACGGTGCCGACGACGAGGAGCCCCCTCAGATCGGCGCCGCCGATCCCGTCTGATGGCCTTCAGCTTCAAGGCGATGGTCGAGGCTGACCGTCGGCGCACGTTTCTCAATCTCGACGAGTTCGGTGAGAAGCACACCGTCGAAGGCAAAGCCATCGCCGCCGTGCTGGACGACAACGCCCTGAAGGAACGCCAAGGGGGGCAAGAGCTGAGCGTCGCGGAGTCCTCTCTGCTGCTTTACGCGGCGGTCGAGGATCTGCCCGCTCGGCGCCCGGCGGGCGAAGGGCTCAACGTCGACGGCCGCGAGTACATCGTCAACGACTGGAGTGAGGACATGGGGATCGCCACCGTGGCCCTCGGCCAGACTGTCACCATGTAGGAGGTGCCCCATGTCCATCGTCAACAGCATCGAAACCGTCCGGGACTGGCTGACCGCCGAGGTCTGCCCTCTGGTCAAGCTGAAGCTCCCCGACGACAACGCAACGGACGCCTCCTACCCATACAAGCTGGTAAACCCGGCCGCGTTCTCGCTTTTCGTACCATCGAAGGACAGGACGCCCCCGAACATCGCCGCGCCGATCCCGTCGGTCTGCGTGCAGATCGTTCAGGGCGACGACGACCTGCTCCAGAGTGCCCGAGACATCAAGATCCGGCTCTGCTTCTCAGCGTGGGATCCCGGCTACCACGGGCCCGACATCTTCAAGCCGAAGGGCGACGGCAGCGGCACCTACATCCAGCAATACAACGAGGCGGCGGCCTCCTACTTCGTGAAGAACGGAGAGGGCTGGCGTGACGCATGGAATTTTGTGGACACAGCTCTCCGGCTGATTGAAAACGCCGAGTACCTCGGCGACCTCCGCGTCATCAAGGAGAAGGGCATCACCTTCGGCCCTGTCACGGAGCAAGACGCCGTCCCCGACTTCTACCCGTACTGGTTTGCATGGGCTGAGTTCTCCATCGAGGAGACACTGACCCGCAACCCGAAAAGCTACCAACACCTGCTTTAAGGGCAGCCACTCGGCTGCTCTAATTTCATGCAAAGGAGGATAAGCAGATGGCAAACGAATACCTCTACGGCGCCTACGGCCACATCGGCGAGACCGTGGCACAGAGCGCCGTGCAGGCGGGCACCACGCCGGTCTATATCGGCACGGCACCCGTCAACCTCGTGCGCGGCTTCGGCGAGGCCGGCATCATCAACGCGCCGATCAAGATCACCAGTCTGGTCGACGCTCAGAAGAAGATCGGCTACTCGTCCGACTGGGGCACCTTTACCCTGTGCGAGGCCGTGTACGCGCATTTCAACAACACCCTCGGGAACATCGGCCCGATCTACGTCATCAATGTGCTCGACCCCTCCGCGGGCAAGCACCGCAAGGAGACGGCCACCACCAAGACCCTCACCTTCACCGGCGGCCGCGCCGAGTTCTCCAGCGACAAGATCATCCTCGACACCCTGACCATCGCAAAGAATGACAGCGGCAACTACGTCGAGGGCACCGACTACGCTGTGGACTATAACTTCACCAAGGGCACGGTCATCATCACCAGCCTGAAGGACGACGCGCAGCTCGCCGGCAGCCTGACGGCCAGCTTCAGCGAGGTGGACGACTCTGAGATCGCAGACAGCGACATCATCGGCGGCGTCACCTCCTCCGGCGAGTACAGCGGCCTGAGCGCGATCGCGCTGCTCTATCCCGAGCAGTTCGCGGTCTGCAATCTGATCGCAGCCCCCGGCTGGAGTCACAGCCCTGCCGTCTACAACGCCATGCTGACGACCTGCAAGAAGATCAACGGCCACTGGGACGCCTTCGTCGTGGCCGACCTGCCCCTCGTGGACAGCACCGCGCAGGCGGTCGACACGATCACCAAGGCGATCGCATGGAAGAAGGCCAACGCCTTCACCGGCGAGCGTTCTAAGGTCTACTGGCCGCAGGCTGTGGACAACCTCGGCAACGTGTTCCACCTGAGCACGCTGGCCGTGGTCGAGCTCATGCGCGCCGACTTCAGCCACAACAGCGTCCCGATGGAGACCTGCGGCAACAAGGCGATCCCCGTCATCAAGCAGTATTTCGGCGCCAACGCGAAAAACCGCGGCTTCGACCAGCAGAGCGGCAAGGAGCTGACGCAGAACGGCATCAGCACCGCCGTGGCATGGGGCGGCGAATGGGTACTGTGGGGCGACCATACGGCTGCCTACACCTACGGCGCAGACGTGGATCCTCGCGCGATCTTCGACGTCTCCATGCGGATGCTCATGCACATCACCAACGACTTCCAGCGCGAGTGGAGCCCGGAGATCGACGAGCCCATGACCCGCGCGCTGAAGGATCGCATCATCAACCGCGAGCAGGAGAAGCTCGACGGCTATGTCAGCATGGGCGCGCTGCTCGGATCCCCTGTGATCCTGTTCCTCGAGAGCGAGAACAGCACCACCGACGTGATGAATGGCGACTTCCGCTGGGACATCGCCGTCACCCCGACCCCGCCCCTCAAGTCTGCGAGCGTCTACGTCGCCTACACCGACGCGGGCTTCTCCGTCTACTACGAAGGAGGTGACGAGTAATGGCAAACCTGTGGCTCGACCTGAAGGGCCCCATCCTCGCCGATACCGTCTATGTGGACGGCGTTCTCGCCGCCAAGGACGTGACCATCGCCCTGCCTCCCGTCAACCTTGTGACGGCTGACTTCAAGGCGATGGGAACCTACACGGCGCCGCTGCCCGGCCAGATCGAGGCGATGGAGGCATCCATCACCAAGATCGGCATTGACCTCGGCCTGCGCAGCCTCGTCAAGCTGACGAGCAAGACCATCGAGATCCGCTGGGCGCAGGACGTCAAGCTCTCCGACGGCTCCACCAAGACCGAAGGCTGCAAGGCGTTCCTCCGCTGCGTCTCCAAGGGCATCCCCGGCCTGAACGTGGATCCCGGCAACGCCAGCGAGAACGAGATCGCGCTGGCCGTCAGCCGCTACCAGCTTTTCGTCGCTGGCAACGAATACTGGCTGATCGACCAGCTCAACACCATCATGCGCGTCGGCGGCGTCGACTACGCCAAGGACATCCGCAGCGTCCTGTAACAAGAAGGGCGTCGCCTCCGGGCGGCGCCCTCTATTTATCGAAAGGAGACACACATGGAAAAACTGACACTCCAGAACCCCATCACCATCAACGGCAAAAAGGTCAAGACTCTGACCTATGACACCGACGCGATCACCGTGGGAATGTTTGCCGATGCTGAGGCCCGCAAGCTCCGCGCGACCTCCAACAAGGGCGGCGGCAGCGCCGGCGCCTGCGAGCTCGACTACTCCCTGCACGCCTATCTCGCCATGATGGCGATCGTCGCCGTCAACAGCGACATCGACGTCAGCGACCTCGAGCGCATCAGCGGCCCCGACGTCATGGAGCTTATGAGGATCGGCCGAAATTTTACTACGGCGAGGTCGGCGGCACAATCCGAGGAAAGCGGCTCGGAGAGCTCGTCCGAGACTACTCTCGAGCCTTCCACACCTCAGTCGGCGAGCTCCGACGGGAACGCCTGACCGACTTCCTGATGGAATACTACGAGGCAGCCGAGGAGGCCAAGCGGCAACGCGACAAGGCCGCCTCAATGCCCCGGAATAACTTCAGGAAATACAGAAGGAGGTGACACTGATGGCAGGCAAAAACAAGATCATGCAGGCCGTCGTCAGCTTCGCCGGCACCATCGACCCCTCCCTCGGGAAGGCGATGGACAACGTCGCGGGACACCTCGACAAAGTAAACTGGAAGGCCGTTGCCGTCGGTGCTGCCGTGGGCGGCATCGCTGTGGCGACGGGCAAGGCGGTCGTCGAGGCCGGGAAGTATCTGGCAGAGCTGGGCGACGACTACAACAAAGCCATGAACCAGCTCTCCGCATCTACCGGCGCCACCGGCGACGAGCTGGACGCGCTGGGCGAGAGTGTAAAAAACATCTACGCGCAGAACCTCGGCGAGGACTTCAACGACGTGGCCGAAGGGCTGGCCGCTACGCAGAAAGCGAGCGATCTGGCCGGCGAAGCGCTGGAGCAGGCCACCGCGGCCGGCTTCGTGCTGCGTGACACCTTCGACTACGACATCAGTGAAAGCGCCAGAGCCGCCTCGGCTCTGATGAAAAACTTCAACATCAGCGCCGAAGAAGCCTACGGCCTAATCGCCACCGGCGCACAGAACGGCGCAGACAAAAACGGCGACCTGCTCGACACCCTGAACGAATACTCGGCGCAGTTTGCGGCCCTCGGCCTGAGCGCCGACCAGTTCATGGGCTCCCTCGTGGAAGGCGCTGACGCCGGCCTGTTCAGCATCGACAAAGTGGCCGACGCCGTCAAGGAGTTCAACATCAGAGCGAAAGACGGCAGCGACAGCAGCGCCGAAGCCTTCAAGGGCCTCGGCCTCAACTCCGACAAAATGTTCGCGGCCTTTGCAGCCGGCGGCGAGACCGCGCAGGCTGCATTTTTCGACACCGTCGAGGCTCTGAACAAGCTCGAGGATCCTCTCAAGCGCAACGAGATCGGCGTCGCACTGTTTGGCTCGCAGTTCGAGGATCTGGAGGCGGGCATCCTGCCCGTGCTCGGTGACATCGAGACCGCAGCCTATGACGGCGCCGCCGCGCTCCAGCAGATCAACGACGTCAAGTACAACGACCTCGGCTCTGCCTTCGAGGCAGTCAAGAGGTCGGCCGAAGTGGCCCTACTGCCTATGGCGTCGATGATCGCCAACACGCTGACATCGCTGGCCCCAATCCTGACCGACACCTTCGAGGAAATCAGCCCGGTCATCACCGACACGCTCAACGCTTGTATGCCGTTTGTGCAGGACTTCCTCGTCGGCATGGGCGACACCCTGAAGAAGGTCATGCCGATGGTCACGGAGCTGGCTGCGGGCATCCTGCCACTACTGGCTCAGCTCGTGGGCTCGTTCCTGCCGCCTCTGCTCGACCTCGCACAGCAGCTACTCCCGCCGCTCATGCAGATCGTTCAGGCTATTCTACCGCCGATCGCCAGCATCCTTGCCACCGTGCTCCCGATGCTGACGCAGATCATCTCGACTGTGCTGCCTGTGCTGGCGAACCTGATCGCCGCGCTGCTGCCGGTCATCACCCCGCTGCTGGAAGTGGCCCTGCAAATCGTCAACAGCGTCATCATGCCGCTGCTGCCTCCGCTGATGCAACTGATCGAGGCCCTGCTGCCCCCGGTCGTGAGCCTGCTCAATGCGATCATGCCACTCCTCTCGCCCCTGCTGGCTATTCTGGAGCCCATCGCAAGCGTGCTCGGCACGATCGTCGGCTGGGTATCGAAGATTGTCAGCTTCGGCTCCGGCGTCATCAGCAAGATCGCGGGCCTGTTTGGAGGTGGAGGCGGCGGCAGCGCCGACGTCTCCGGCTATGCGACCGGCGGCTTCACGAGTGGCCCGTCCATCGCGGGCGAGGATCCGCGCTATCCGACCGAGGCGGTCATCAGCTTCAACCCTGCGTACCGCTCGCAAAACCTGTCCTACTGGGCCGAGGCTGGCCGGATGCTGGGCGCATCCAGCGAGGCCGACTATGAGCCCATCAGCAGCGGATCGGGCACGGCCGTGGTCTACGACCTGAGCGGCCTGTCCTTTTCACCTCAGATCAAGGTTGAGGGCGACACCGACGAGGACGCCCTGATCCGAAAGCTCCGCGACCTCGAGCCGGAGTTCATCGACTTCATCCTCGAGGCACTCAGCAGAAGGGAGGGCGGCGCCTATGTCACAGCAGACAGTCGGCTTTATTGATTATGTGGCGCAGGGCGGCGACACCTTCGACAGCATCGCGCTCGTCGCCTATAACGAGGAGCGCATGGCGAGCACCATCATCGAGGCCAACCCCGACCTCAGCGACGTGCTGATCTTCGAGGGCGGCGAGGCTGTGCGGATCCCGATCGTCGAGACCGTGGAGACGCCGGAGACCCTGCCGCCGTGGAGGAGGTGACGCCGTGAAAATCCTATACGAAGGCGTCGACATCTACCCGGACGTCAGCGTCCACCGCTGCTATCACGATATGTACGCCGAAAAGCAGAGCGACGAGCTGCTTCTCAAGCTCAACGACACCCGCGAGCTGTGGGACTCGTGGAACCCCAAGAAGGGCGACACCATCGCCATCGAGGACGGCGCTGCCAAGACGGGCAAAATGTTCGTCGAGAGCGTCGTCCCCGAGTCCGGCATCATCACCCTGCGGGCCTATTCCGTCCCGCAGTCTGCGAAGGATAAGCGGAGCAAGTCATGGGAAAAGGTCAAGTTCCTGCAACTGGCTCAGGAGATCGCCGGCCGCCACGGCCTGACACTCGAGACCTACGGGATCACCGACCAGACCTACGACTACGTCGAGCAGAACAACCTCGCAGACTTCGCATTTTTTCAAAACCGCTGCACCCTCGAGGGCGCAGCGTTTCTGGTGTATGACGGCAAGCTGGTCGTCTACGACGAGGCGTACATGGAAAGCCAGCAGCCCGTCGACACCATCACCATCACCCCGGCCAATGACTTCGAGTACCGCGACGAGGGCACCAACGCCTACGGCTCGGCCGAAGCCGTCAACGGCGGTCTGACCGGCACCTTCGCAGCCCCGAACGGCGGCGACAAGGTGCTGCGCCGGATCCTACCCTTCCGCATGACTGACCAGAGCGAGGCCGACCGCTTCGCCAAGGGCCTCCTCCGGGACGCCAACAAAAACGCGACCGTCGGCACCCTCTGGACGGGCTCGCTGCTGCGAGACTATGCGGCGGGCTCTGTGGTCACGCTGGCGACCGAGGGCGTTAAGTCGTGGGACGGCACGGCCTTCATCAGCCGGATCCGGCACGACTACGTCAAGACGCGGAGCAAGCTATACCTCCGCAAGCCACTGGAGGGATATTGATGAACAGCAACAACCAAATGATCCAGAAGGGCAAGATCTCCAGCGTGGAGGGAAAGGCCGACAGGAACGGCGACAAAACCACGGCCAGAGTGCTCCCGAGCACCGCCGACAGCATGGTCACACGGCCGCTGACGATCCCGTGGTATCTGCGCGGAGAGATGGGAAACCTGACCCCCGGCACAGAAGTCGCCTATGCTATGTTCGAGGACGGCACCGGCATCATCCTCTCCCGCATGGACGGAGAGTGGGACGGTATCGTCCCGGGCGACATCACCGTCAAGAAGGGCGCGCTCACGATGCAGGACAAGGGCATCAGCGTCCCGTCGGCAGACGTGACCGCCACGGGCATCAGCCTGACCGGCCATACCCACACCGACAGCATGGGAGGCGGCACTTCTGGCCCGCAGTAAGGAGGGATAGACATGGCCGTCATGGCATCATGGAACGGCAAGACGTGGGGCGTCTCCAGCCAGAGGATCGCCGCCCTGAATGGCGTCTCCTCCAGTGTCGAGCTCGACACGGAAAACAGCGACGACAAGGCCGGATCCCCGGCCACCAAGACCAAGGCGCTCAAGCTGCAAAACATGAGCTTCGACTTCGATCTGGCGTCTGCCGTGGGCGGCGACGCCCGGGGAGAGTTCGAGTCGTGGACGTCGCTGGTCGGGCAGTACGCCCCCTTCTATCTGGCCGGCCGGCGCTTCGGCCCGGCCAATCTTCAGCTCACCGGCGTCAGCCTCTCAGACACCACACTCGACAACTTCGGCCGGATCCTGAAGGGCAAGATCACGATCAACCTGACGGAATATGCCGAGGAGGCCAGCAGCAAGAAGGCCGGCGCAGGCGGCTCGGGCAAAAGCTCGTCCGCGGCCGGCGTCTCGTCCTCTGGCGGCGTCGGCCGGCGTCTGAGCGCCGTCACCGTCGGAGCATCCAGCAGCGACAAGGCTGCGAAGAAACCCAACAACGCACAGCTCAAGTAAAGCGAGGTGATCCCATGAAAGCATCCGGCAACGGAGCGCCCGAGATCTGTGTGCAGAACCTCCTCAAGACCATCCGCGGGGAGGTGCCCTATGAGCGCATCAAGGGGATCGACCGCACGCTGATCGACAAGCCGAGCGAAACCGCTGCGACCGATCTGGCCGCCGACGTGGAGTTCCTCGTGGAAACCTACGAGCCCCGCGTGCAGCTCAGTGACTCCGACCTGAAGGCTCTGACCGCTCAGGCCGGCGACTTCGAGCTGCGGGCCAGCATCGACAACATCACATGAAGGAGGTGAACAGCGTGAGCGACGCGACAAACACCTACGGCGAGGACATCAAACTCACCACAACAGACGCGAGCACCCTATACAAGACCATCATCACCGAGCTCGAAAAGGGCGCCGGCGAGCCGCTCTACCCGGGCGACGAGCGCCGGATCTTCGGCGAGGCTCTCGTGCCCGTGTTCGTTGCCCTCTACAACAGCCTCAACGACGTCGGCCGGCAGACGCTCCTCCGCTATGCGAGGGGCGAGGTGCTGGACGCCATCGGCGAGCGACAGGACGTGAAACGACTGGAAGGCACACCGGCCAAGACGACCATGCGCTTCTCTGTCTCCACGCCGCAGGAGAAAAACATCATCATTCCGAAGTGGACGAAGGTGACGCCGGACAGCGAAAACTATTTTGCAACCGACGAGATCGCTGTGCTGCAAGCTGGCGCCTACTCTGTGGAGGTGCCGACCTCGGCCGTGAGCAACGGCACGAAGTTCAACGGCTACGCAGCCGGCACGATCGCCACCCTCGTCGACCTGATCCCCTACATCGAGTCCGTCACCAATCTGGCCGAAACGGCCGGAGGCGATGACGGCGAGCCCTACACCACCGAGGGCGACAACCGCCTCCGCGAGCGGATCCGTCTGGCGCCCGCCAAGAGATCCACCGCGGGCCCTGAACAGGCTTATATCTACTGGGTAATGACGGCAGACAGCTCTATCGTGGACGCGAGGGCCGTCAGCGAGAAGGAAACCGTCAGCGAGACCCTCACGGTCTACGACGGCAAAGCCTTCAAGGGCGGCGGCACACTTCTGACCGACACCCTCGTCGTGAAGGCCCACGGGCAGAGCGCGGCGGCGGTCAAGGACACGGACTACACCGTCGACTACACCGACGGCCTGCTGACCATCACGCTCAAGGGCAGCCTCTCGGCCGCCGAGAGCATCGACATCATCATCACCCGCACGCTGGAGGGCTGCGTCAAGATCGTGCCCCTGCTGGAAGGCGGCGGGATCCCCGACGCTGCCATGCTGGCGAAGGTGCTGGACGTGGTCAACGCCAAGGACATCCGGCCGCTCACTGACAAGGTGAGCGCCGTGCCCCCGGAGGTCGAGACCTACGACATCGAGATCGTGTACTACACCACGCCGGAGAGTGAGGCCGAGGTGATCGCCAACGTCGAAGGCACCGGCGGCGCGATCGACCGCTACAACGAGTGGCAAGTCGCAGCCCTCGGCCGGGACATCAACCCCGACCAGCTCCGCAAGCGGATCCTCTCGCCTTCGTGGGGCGAGAACCTGACCGGCGCCTTCCGCGTGGACGTCGTCAAGCCGACCTACAAGGCCCTCGACGACACGCAAGTCGCCAAATTCAGCGGCCACCTGACTGTCAGCCACAAGGTCGAGAGCGAGGTGGTGTAAATGCGGCTCAATGAGACCGAGATGGTCAAACTGCTGCCTGCGTGGATGCAGGAGGACGGCAGCGACAAGGGCATCGCCACCGGCTGCGACATTATCAGCCGCGACGCCTATGCACGCCTGAAGCTCCTGAGCAGGTGGGACAAGATCGACCAGCTCAGCGACGCAGAGCTCGACGAAATGGCGTGGGAGCTGAACATCCAGTGGTATGACAGCACCGCGCCCATCGCAGCCAAGCGGGCCGTCATCCGCAGCAGCGACCGCGTCTACGCGAAACTCGGCACCCCATACGCCGTGGAGCAGATCGTGGCCGACTACTTCGGCACCGGCGAGGTCAGGGAGTGGTATCAGTACGGCGGGCAGCCGCATCACTTCAAGGTGCTGAGCGACAACCCGAGCCTCGTCAACAGCAACCTCGACCTGTTCCTGAAGCTGCTGCGGACGGTCAAGCGCCGCAGCTCGTGGCTCGACGCGATCCTGATCTGCCTGACCGGCGAAATGTTCCTCTATTCCGGCATGGCCGTCAGGGATCACACCCAAGAGGTGCACGTCATGGGCAGCGACGAGATCCACATCTACCACGCGGCCGTCGTCCACGACAACAACCGCGAGACCGTCAGCATCGGCACCGACGCGGCGGTCATCTCAGACTAAGGAAAGGAGATAGACATGGCTGCATTTATCAACAACGACATCACCACCGCCGGCCTGATCGTTCTGGCGAAGGGCGTGGCCGGCCAGAAGATCAACTACACCAAGATCGTCCTCGGCGATGGCTACCTCGAGGAGGGCCAGACGCCCCGCACCCTCACCGGCGTGGTCAGCCCGAAGGCGACCGTCGACATCACGAAGCTGAAGATCAACGGCGACGGCACCGTGGCCGTCGGCGGCATCTTCACCAACGGCGACGAGACCGAGGGCTTCTACTACCGCGAGCTCGGCCTTTATGCCGAAGATCCCGATCCCGAGGTCGGCGAGGTGCTGTACTGCTACGGCAACTGCGGCGATCTGGCCGAGTGGATCCCGCCCTCCGGCGGCGCCACCATCGTCGAGAAAACCATCGACATCGTCACCGCGATCGGCACGGCCACCAACGTGACCGCCTACATCCCCGCCGACGCCTACGCCACCAAAGAGGACTACGAGACCTACAAGGCCATCGCCCTCGGCGCGCAAGCTACGGCCGAGGAGGCTCTGGCACTCGCCCGGCAGGCCATCGCAATCGCGCAGGCTGCCGAGGCATCGGCCAACGACCTGAGCAACGCGGTCGGCCAGAACACCAGCAAGATCGCAACGCTGTGGGACGCCGTTTTCAGCGACATCACAAGCAACCCGTTCCAGATCACATTCGCAGACTTAACAGGCATCACGCTGAAGTCTGGCGTCTGGAACGCTTCACTTCAAAGGCTCGAGTGCTGATGGGAAACTGCTACAACTACACCCCGATCCCACCAGCCGAAGCCTCCTGCATCATCGCGCACC